CCCACTTGAGCGTTTCTTCATGCACATGCATGTCATACTTGATGGCGTCGAGTCCGACCCCCACAGGGTCGGAGAACTCACTCCAAGCTGATGCCATTATCTCACCAACTTGAACCACATCATACCCGCTAATCACAGTGGGGCCGCCGAAAATCTCATCGATTGCGCGATATATACGCTTCTCAATATGTTTTAAATAAGTCCCAAGGACGAGATTGTAGGCAGGCTTGCGCGGATATATAGACCTGGGAGGTTTATCACGTTTAACCTTTTCTGCCTTTCCGAAGACCACGGAAAAGGCGTCATCACGTGTAAGTCCATACTTTTGTAACTTTTCCAATGCTCCTTGGTAGATCGTTCTTTTGCGTCCCCGGTACATGTCTACCACTTGGGAAGTGGTCCTCGGTGATGCATATCCTACAAGATCTACTAGTAGTTTACGGAAATTGGATAAGCGTCCATTCAGTAATTCCTTATCTGGCACCAGTGGTGGTTGAAATCCATCTGGTGTCTTACAATAAAATAGTCTCTCTAAGAGACCACATTCTAAGGTTCCTATATCTGGATCATTGACTATAAGATTTCGAGACTCACACACTCCAGAAATGATGTGGATCTTCCTTTTCCTACACTGCCCCCCAGTACGCCACACCTTTAGGTCAGGATGGGTGAGGGTGGATTTATGACGTATTCCATCGACCACCACCTTCTTAAACACCCCTGGTGTGCGCTTGGGTGGGCGTCCCTAGCGCCAAATCCCCTTAGTCACAGTCCACCATCCAACCTCTAAAGGCCAAGGACGGCGTCCCAAATTGGCTAACCACTCCTGTTTACGCATGTGGAAGCCCTTAGCAACTCGATTGGCTTCGGCCTGATATTCATCAGGAACGAAAGCCACAGCAACTATCATGGGGAGAAAGGACTGTGTTTGTGATGGTATGAGGTTGTGACGTCGCATGATGTCACCAGCTAATTTACGAACTGCCAAAACATTGGCTTCTGTTTTCGGCATGACGCCGAATCGCTCTCGGACCTCATCCAAGACCGCTCGTTGATATGCTCGGGCATTACGCCTGGGCACTACAAGGTGTCGCTTAACATTAATTGGTTCGATATCAAATGTAAAGACTGGAATGTCAGCGTCACTTTCAGTTGTCTCGGTTATCGATGGCAGGTGCCACCCATTGGGAAAAGTCCCATCAGATGGGGTAGCTGTCTCACCAAGATATTCAACGAGTTGGGGGGTCACCACATTGGCAAACGGCCTATGTGGAAAACCATCCCATGGGGCGTTAAACGCCCCAGGTCCCTCACCATCAACGGGAAGTGATTCCCGTTCAGGCACTACGGCCGCAGCGGTAGGAGCTGCTGCGGCTTCGAAAATAGGGTCATTGTGCATGTCTTGCGCATGCCACAATTCCCCTTCATCACGCATGAACGAATGCTCGTCAAGAGGTGGGCCCTCAACGAGAATTTGTCCAATAGTGGCCTCCGACACACCATTGTCGAAGTTGTCACCAGCTTCCACGTGAGCAGCACTGATGTCCACTAACCCTTGATCGACATCCCCTTGGGTATCAACAGGTCTTGCGTGATTGATTGGAATGTTGCGTTGATAACGTTCCCTCAACTCACGTTGAAGTGCATCATGCGTCATCAATAACGTCTCCGCAACCACCAAATTTTCCCCACGGCAAAGTGTTTCCACCTCATCTTCGCCGTCCTCGGTACACCTTTGGAAGGCCCACCGAGTTGTGAGTCCAGCTGGCACTGAACCCACAATGCACATCCATCCGGTCAAAACTACTGGCACTGTGAATAGCATTTTCCGATCTTCAGTCGGTTCGGTCTGCAAGTACGGTTGTAAGCTCTTGCAATATTTGTGGATCTATTGTCCCAATAAATACCACCGCCACCATAAATTAACCCTACTTAAATATAGAGGAATAATCCTTGCCCATAAGGACATCCGAACGCCTGGCCGACCCCCCGGTCAGCTGCCACAGCTCGGTCACGTTTTGATATGGCAGACGCCTAGGCGTACGCAACTGCCTAACTTTCCACTAATGTGGGTTGGGTGTAAAAGTTAATAACCACATATTTTGATCGTTC